CGTTAAGGGTCTAAAGATTCTGGGTATTCGTTACGAAGAGCGGACTGAACCGTGGCCGGGTGCGTGTGGCGTGTTCCACCCACTTCTTATGGAGAGCGCGGTCAAGTTCCAATCTGAAACGATTATGGAGACCTTCCCCGCGATGGGGCCGGTCAAGACCAAGATTATCGGTAAGGAAACCCAAGAGAAGAGAGACTCTGCGATCCGCGTTGCGGACGACATGAATTATCAGTTGACCGAGATCATGAAGGAGTATCGGCCTGAACACGAGCGCCTGCTCCTCTCGCTGGCTTTAGCGGGTAACGCATTCAAGAAGGTGTACTTCGACCCGAGCCTTGGCCGACAGACTGCGGTCTACATCCCGGCTGAAGACATCGTGGTGCCCTATGGCGCGGCTAACTTAGAGACTGCAGACCGTGTTACACACCGGATGCGGAAGACTAAAAACGAGCTTCGCAAACTTCAGTATGCCGGGTTTTATCGAGACATAGACCTTGGCGAGCCGATGCGGGTGATGGATGAAGTAGAGAAGCAGAAAGCAGAGGACCAAGGCTTCTCAGCGTCGATGGATGATCGGTTCCAGTTGCTAGAAATGCACGTGAACCTAGACCTGCCGGAATATCCGGATGTCGATAAAGACAATAACGAAACAGGAATTGCGTTGCCCTACGTGGTGACACTTGAAAAAGGAACGGGGACAGTTTTAGCGATACGTCGCAACTGGCGAGAAGATGACAAGCTCAAATTACGACGACAGCACTTTGTCCATTACGGATATATCCCCGGCTTTGGCTTTTATTATTTCGGACTTATACACCTTATCGGCGGTCACTCTAAGGCAGCAACCTCCCTCCTTCGCCAACTTGTCGATGCGGGAACTCTTAGCAACCTTCCGGGTGGTCTCAAATCACGTGGTCTCCGTATCAAAGGAGACGACACACCTATCGCCCCCGGCGAGTTCCGAGACGTAGATATTCCGTCTGGCGCGATCCGCGACAACATCCTGCCGCTCCCGTACAAGGAGCCTTCGCAAACTTTGTCGCTTTTGATGGACCGTATCGTCGAGGAAGGACGGCGTTTTGCTGCCGTGTCGGACTTGAAGATTTCCGATATGTCCTCGCAGGCTCCGGTCGGTACGACCCTCGCTGTATTGGAGCGAGTCCTCAAGGTTATGACCGCTGTGCAGGCCCGCGTGTATTACGCCATGAAGCAGGAGTTCAAACTCCTTGCGGGCATTATTCGAGATAACACGCCAGAGGAATATAACTACGAGCCGGAAGTTGGTAGCCCCAAGGCTAAGAAGGCTGACTATGACGATGTAGATGTCATTCCGGTAGCAGACCCCAATGCGGCCACGATGTCGCAGAAGGTTGTGCAGTACCAAGCCGTGCTTCAGCTTTCCCAGACGGCTCCGCAGCTTTATGACCTGCCATATCTCCACAGGCAGATGATCGAAACACTAGGCGTGAAGAACGCCGACAAGATCGTACCGATTCCAAGTGAAGCCAAACCGCGTGACCCCATTACCGAGAATATGGACGTGCTCGTGGGTAAGCCGCTTAAGGCATTTATGTATCAGGATCATGAGGCGCATATCGCTACCCACATGGCTCTTGGAAACGATCCCAAGATGGCTGAGATGATTGGGCAGAACCCGATGGCTCAGCAGATTACGGCGTCACTGCAGGCTCACATCATGGAACACGTGGCCTTCCAGTACCGCCGCGAAATCGAGAAGCAGCTTGGCGCAGCCTTGCCACCGCTTCCGCAAGACGATCAAGAAGCATACGACCTGCCGCCGGAGTTCGAGGCGCAGTTGTCGCAACTGGCAGCAGCCGCTGCCGCCCGTGTCCTCCAGAAGGATCAGGCCGAGGTCCAAATGCAGCAAGCTCAGCAGCAGATGCAAGACCCACTGGTTCAGATGCAAATGATGGACCTGCAAATCAAGCAACTTCAGGCCCAGACCAAAGCCCAGCAGATGCAGATCGAAGGCCAAATTCAACAGGCCGAAATTGCTCGCAAGCAGCAAAAAGACCTCATCGACGCAGCGGCCAAGGCCGACGAGTTGGAACTCCGCAAGGCCGAAATCTCTGGGCGTCAGCAGCTTGAGGCTGCGAAGTTGGGCGTGGACATCCAGAAGGACAAAGCCGCGTTGTCAGCTAAACAGCAGATCGAAGGTGTCCGGCTCGGACTTGAGATTGGTAAAGCTCGGGATGCCTCGCAGGTTCAGCGCATGACCACTATGCAGAGTAATCAGGAGCAACCGAAGGAGGAATAAATGTCTTACACCAACGCTCTGGAATACCTTGAGAGCAAACTCAAGGAAGAGCGCAATCTGATCGTGGAAAACCTGACTCAGGGCAAGCTTGACGAAGGTGAGTACAAAAGACTTTGCGGGGCATTACAGGGTCTTGACCTCGCAGTGAGCTACATCAAAGACCTTGCAAAAAGGATGGAAGAAGAATGAGCAATATTGATATCGAGAAGACTCAGGAAGAGGCTGCTAAAGCCAAACTCCTGCCAGAACCCAAGGGCTACCGAATGCTATGTGCGGTCCCGCATGTAGAAGAAGAGTTCGATGGGGGCATTATCAAAGCAGACGATACCAAGCGTGTTGAAGAGCAGACCACAGTAGTTCTGTTCGTCATCAAGATGGGCGATCTCTGCTACGCGGATAAGGACCGGTTCCCCACTGGTCCGTGGTGTAAGGAAGGCGATTTTGTCCTAACCCGTCCGTATTCAGGCACCCGCGTGGTCATCCACGGTAGGGAGTTCCGCATTATCAACGACGACACGGTGGAAGCGGTGGTTGATGACCCCCGTGGAATCCGTCGCGCATAAGGAGTAAATCATGGCAGAACAGGAAGAATTTAAGTTTCCTGACGAGCAGGAAAGTAAAGCTGATAACGATATTAAGGTTTCGTTTGAACCTGAAGTCGAGGTAAAGGTAGAAGACGATACGCCGCCACAAGACCGTGGCCGTACTCCGCTTCCCAAAGACATCGTTGAGGAGCTAGATAAAGACGACCTTGAGGAGTATTCCGACAAGGTTAAAAAGCGCCTCTCCCAGATGAAAAAGGTCTGGCACGACGAGCGTCGGGCTAAGGAAGCCGCCCATCGGGAGAAGGAAGAAGCCCTCCGGTTTGCTCAAATGCGGGAACAGGAGATTCGCCAACTTAAGCAACGGCTAGGTAATGGTGAAAAGGCTTACATTCAGGAAGTTACTAAATCGGCTAATAATGAACTGGTCACCGCTAAAGAACGCCTAAAGCAGGCTTATGAAGCGGGGGATGCGGAAAAGATAACCGAAGCCCAAGAAGCCCTGACTGAAGCTAAGCTACGGATTAAGCAATACGAGAATTTTAGGCCCTCTTTACAAAATGAAGAGAGCAGAGTACAACCGACACAACAGTACCAAGTGCCCCCGGCACCTCAACCTACTTCGGACCCAAAAGCCGAAGCGTGGAAAGAGAAAAATCCGTGGTTTGGCACAGACGAGGAGATGACCGCCCTCGCATTGGGACTGCACGAAAAACTGGTCCGGTCTGGAGTCGATCCGCGTAGCGACGATTATTACGACCGAGTTAACGCGACCATGAGGAAGCGATTCCCCGAAGCGTTTGAAAGCGCCGAAGAGGAAAAGCCGACTCAAACGAGGGAAGCTGAAAAGCCATCTCGCACAAAACCAGCCAATGTGGTTGCACCTGTTACAAGGTCCACTGGGCCACGTCAGGTTCGCCTGACGCCGACTCAAGTTGCCTTAGCTAAAAAGCTGGGATTGAGTAATGAACAGTACGCCCGTGAATTAATGAAACTGGAGGCTAACTAAAATGGCTGAAAACAGACTCGCACGTGAACTCGAAAATCGGGAATCCGCGCAGCGCATTAAAACTTGGACCCCGCCTCAGACGCTACCGGCACCAAATCCGCAGCCGGGTTGGGTCTTTCGATATATCCGGACCAGTATTATGGGTACTGCTGACCCGTCAAATACTTCCGCAAAATTCCGTGAAGGTTGGGAGCCTGTAAAGGCCGAAGATCATCCGGAGTTGATGCATCATGCCGATCCAAATTCCAAATTCAAAGGAAACATTGAGATCGGTGGTTTGTTGTTGTGTAAGGCTCCTGAAGAGCTAATGAAGCAGCGTGACGATTGGTTTGCGCAGCAAGCAAAGGCTCAGATTCAGTCGGTAGACAACAACTTTATGAGGCTGAACGATGAACGGATGCCGCTATTTAACGAGCGTAAATCCACTACTTCGTTCGGCAAGGGTAAATAACTTTTTTCTTTTTGGAGTGATCAATGGCATATCCTACTGTTGACAAGCCGTATGGCTTGAAGCCGGTCAATCTTC